GTTATCCTTATACTGTGACAGCGACACCATATCCGGCAGCTCGTCTGTCACGCCCTCCACAAAATCCATCCAGTCTACCCAGCTCTTTCTACCGATATTCGTCGCCACAAGATACTGGCGGTTTCCATTTCTTGTAACACCGGGCATCCGGGAAAGGCGTGAAGGATTGCGATTCTGTTTATCGATGGAGACGCCGTTCTTTTCGAGGAAGTCATAGAGAAACTCGACCCGCTTCCGGTATTCCTCATAGTTTTCCGCATCAACCTTCACGATCGCATGCAGGCTCTTTCCTCCGGAGTGCACGAGGGCTGCAATCGGAAGCTCGAGCTTCCGAAAAAGAATGTCCTGCTCCGGGATCGGCAGCGTATCGGATTCGACCAGGGCATAGGAGAAACGGGTGATGTTCTCGTTTTTTACGCCCTGCCCGTCCACCGGGTTAAACCGAATCCATGCCCCGACATCCTTTTTCCAGTCCCCGATGGTCGCGCCGAGGTCATCCGGATGCTTCTTAAGGGATGCGATCAGCTCTGCTGCCGTCCGGTCAAAGACGCCTTTGCTTGGCACCCAGCGCCCATCGGCATCCTGCCACACATCGTTCGTAACATAGCCAACCTTATCATCCGGCAAAAACAGTGTCTCCAGATAGGCGATCAGATCCTGCGCCTGATCCCATGGCTCCTGCGAGAAGCCGGTGAAGGCGGGATCGCCGTCATATTCGATGGTATCGTCCCAGCCCATACAGCCGTTTTCTCCTCCAAAGGGTGTCCAGCCGCGCTCCTTTGCCATCTGCACGATGCTTCCGCCCTTCACAGGATTCCCGCTGCCATGAAAGCTGTTCCATTTTTTCTCACATTCCCCGGGGTGGTAGCGCCGGTCATTCCGAGACCAGTCATCCCAGATCGAGCAAGGATAACCTTCAGTCTTAAGGGCCATGCCGACCGCGATCCACTCCGCCCTTGTCATGGACGCCACATCCAAGAACTTGAGCGCCGACAAAATGTTTGTATTATTCTCCATATTCCCTCCTTACGGCATATAGGCCGCCGGGTTCATCCCCCTTGGGAGTGACCAGCTGTTCCCCGCGATCCTGCCGATCAGTTTCGTTGCCGATTCAAATGTCCAGGTACCTACGTGCCGGAAACCGTACCGTTCCAAAAGCCAGATCTGCTTGGGCGTGGCCAGCCCCTCATCCTGCCGCCGTACCAGACGGTCAATGAGAAGCGAAGCCATCCCTGCATTTGTCACGCCTTCTGCAAAGATTCCCCTTCCCTCAAGGAAGGCGAGCTGCTTCTTCGATGGCGGGGCCATTTCCCATACAAAGGTCGGCGTATAATTTGCCAGATCTTCTGCTGCAATGGACAAGGCATACTGCAGGGGATCGACGAGCTTACGTTTACGGCGGCGCATCTCTTCCAGTTCTCGGGCCAGAGCCCTTTCGCGTTCTGCAAGGACATCCCGTTCCGCCTGCTCTTCCGCTTCGATCAGGTCGATTTCTTCGTCGCCTTTTGCAATCTTGTCATCGCTCATCTCTGCGATCTTCTTGTCCTTGCTGATGAGTGCCGACGGCCTGCAAAGGTCATGGCGCTCCGTCATCCACAGAAAATCGAGCAGCAACAGATGATCCTTTCCCGGAAAGAGGCGCATCCCCCGTCCCACCATCTGCTGGTAGAGGGAACGCACTTTCGTAGGCCGGAGCACCACGATGCAGTCAACCGCCGGACAGTCCCAGCCTTCTGTAAGAAGCATCGAGTTGCAAAGGACGTCGTATTTCCCGGCTTCGAAATCGGCAAGGATCTCGGAGCGATCTTCACTTGTGCCATTGACCTCGGCGGCTTTGAGGCCCCGGTCATTTAGCATTTGTGTAAACTTCTGGCTTGTTGCGATGAGCGGCAGGAACACCACCGTCCGCCTGCCAGCGCAGTAATGCACCATCTCATCGGCGATCTGGTAAAGATATGGCTCGAGTGCCGTCCCGATCTCCCCTGCGGCAAAGTCACCACTGCTCATCTTTACGCTTGTAATATCCAGTGTGAGCGGGATCATCTGCGCTTTGATGGGGCAGAGATACCCATCCTTGATCGCAGTGCTCATGCTGTACTCATAGGCCCGCGAGTCAAAGAACTCCCCGAGGTTTTTCATATCCCCACGATCCGGCGTCGCCGTGACACCGAGGACGTTTGCCTCCGGGAAATGGTCGAGTACCCGGCGGTAGCTGTCGGATAAGCAGTGATGGGCCTCATCTACGATGATGTCCTGATAGTAATCGTGAGGGAACCGGGAGAGCCTGCTCATCTGGCAGAGCGACTGCACCGATCCCACCGTCACCGGAATGAAACTCCCGAGGCTGCTGCTCTCCGCTTTCTCCAGCACCGTATCAAGGCCCGATGCCTGCTTCAGCTTCTCTGCTGCCTGCTCGAGGAGTTCTCCCCGGTGCGCCATGATCAGCACCCGGTGCCCTTTTCCTACCTGTTCTTCTGTGACCGATGAAAACACGACGGTCTTCCCGCACCCTGTCGGGAGGACGAGGAGCGTCTTCCTATGCCCCTCGTCCCATGCAGCAAGGATCGCCTGTTTTGCCTCGGCCTGATATGGTCTAAGCGAAAACATCTCTCTCCTCCTTAGTTGAACGGCAGCTCATCATCGATCCCCTCCGGGATTTCCATAAATCCGTTGTTCGGGAAGTTCTTCTCGTCATAGTCATAGAAGCGGTCAACGTCATTCGTCTGACGGTCATTCCCATCGCGGTCTTTATAGGAGCGGGGCTTAAAGTGTGCCCGGCCCTGGCTTCCGACGACACGGTTCCAGTTCATGACAAGCCGCTGCCCTCTTTGCTTCTGGCCAATGCTGCGGAAGAACGAGGAGAGTTTCCACTCCATCGTCTTGTAGAGCAGCAGGTCGATGAAGCACATGGCCACGCCATCATCGGTCTGTACCTGCAGGGTCAGGCTTGCCTTATTGCAGGCCGGGATCTTCTGGCCGCCGGGGAAGCGCCCGCGTTCAAAATCTGTGACGGTAAAGTTGTAGTCTCCCTCCGGCAGGACGATAAACTCCTGCCCGTCGTTTTCAATCGCATCGTCCCAGTCAAGGAACATGTTCTGGTTATTCTGATTCATATCGCTCATGGTATTCTTCTCCTCACTGTGCATCTGCACTTGTCTCTTTGATCAGCTTTGTTACCTGGGGCCAGTACTTGATCAGCCATCCGCTGATGAACTTATCGCTGTAGGTATCGATCCCTGCTTCCCTCGGGTAGTGCCCCTTATCTGCCACCACGGACTGGATCTGCTCCTCCGTGATACCGGCTTCCTCCATCATCTTTTTCAGACGGTCGAGCGGCTTTTCTGCCTCTGCCGTCGGTGTCAGCGAGAAGAGATGGGCGATGGTCTTGAAATCCAGCGGCAGCTCCTCCGGCAGATCCTGACGGTTTTTGGCATCCCAGCATGGATGGTGGCTCGTGTACATGACACGCTTCCCGCCCTGCGCCTTCTTCGCATTCGTCTCCGTCGTGACCACATAGGTGCGGTAGTTTAAGAAAAGGAGCATGTCGCACCATTCCTTCAAAAGCGGGGCCACGTGCTTGGAGAGCTTCATCTCCCACCGGTCATAGGCTCCCTGCTCATCCGGCTGCTCGAACTTGCGCATCTTGGCATGGGCTGTAATGATCACGTGGATTCCGGCAGCGATCACCTGATCGAGAGCCCGCAAGAGGAGGGCAAATTCCTCGGAGAGATACACATAGCCCCTGCCGTAACCAAAGCTCTCGATGCTCGGCTGCTTATACTTCTGGCAGATATGGGAAACGCAGAGCTGCTCCGCCCAGTCCGCCGTATCGAGCACCAGCGTCTTACAAATATCTGGTGTCACCGCGACTTCCTTTACGATGTCAACCAGCTCCTCCCATGTCTCCGGTTTCTCGATCCGGCGCACATCCATGTGGGCCGTACTGCCTTCCGTATCGATAAAGAGGGGATCTGGGGCATCGGCAGCAAACGTGCTTTTCCCGATTCCTTCCGACCCATAAACCACTACCTTCATGGCCCGGGCCGTCTTTCCTTTTGTAATGCTCAGCATGTTTTAACTCCTTACTTCAATTTGCAGGACACGTCATCGACGATACTGCATCCCGGAATTTTCTTTCCGGCGCTGATGAGTTTCCGTACCTCCGCTTTAGCGACCTCCGGCTCCGGCACACGGAAGGCAGTGAGGAACTTGTTTCTCTTAAGCCACCGCACCGCCTTCGTCGGATCTTCCACTTCCACATGGCTCGTCTTCCGGTACGCAAGCGTCGCGACCCCGAGATCCGTTGTCTGTCCGGCGCACTCCCGGTCAAGCACGCGGATCAGGCGATCTTCCTTCTTCTCGAGCCGCTGCCTTCTGTCTTTGAGGCGCTTCTCTTCTGTCTTAAGAGCCTCTTCCTCCGACCGGAGATTCAGCACCAGCTTGGCGAGGTATTCGAGGATACGCTGCTTTTCCA